TGAGGGAACCTAAAGGTTCCCTCATACTCCCTCCGTTCCACGTGAGGGAACCTAAAGGTTCCCTCATACTCCCTCCGTTCCACGTGAGGGAACCTAAAGGTTCCCTCATACTCCCTCCGTTCCACGTAATGTTTATAGGGATGTGGGCGAACGAAGTGAGCCCATATAGGTATCCAACGCAATGTTTTCATGGATGAGGCGAACGAAGTGAGCCCATATAGGTATCCCCTCGTAATGCTTATAAGATGCTTATAGGCGTGGGCTCACTTCGTTCGCCCTCCACGTTTTCAACAAACCATAATAATAATAATTATAGTTTGGTTTTTCAGTATATATTTTTACAGTAGATGAGTATCTATAAACTCTTTCAAATGGCGACCATCACCAATATGCACTTTTGTATCACTCATATTCTTTAGTAAAAATCCATTACTATCAGTATAAAAATGATATATATCAAAAAATACCCATTTTTTCTCCACACATTTTTGTTGTAAACATTGATTAAAATACAGAATATAACTCTTTCGTTCTTCATCACTACCACAGTAAGGATAATGAGGGTCTTCTATTGTGTTATGTTTCTGAGTTGGAGGGACGACATTATAAATACAAACATGCTTCAAGGAAACCTTGCATTGGTCAATATTGGTTTGAATCGCATCTACATAATTGTCTACTATATTTTCAATAATAGATTGATAGGACTTTCCATCCGATACATGTTTATATATATGACATCTACAGTCGATTTCCCCGAAACAAAAAATAATAGAGTCATTTTCTTTAAGATTATTAAAATTACTAATATTACAACGAGCCAATTTTTCTCTTCCAAATGAATAACACAATATAGGTCCCAAGTGATGTTTCACAATAGAATGGTCCCATCCGTTTTCTGAATGGCTATCTCCTACAGTATGAATTGTCATGTTTATTATTATATTTACTATCTACTATCTACTATTTAAATCATTTTTTGTGTGGAATTTATTCAATCATCATCGTCGTCCATATCTGTTGTTGGATCATCTGCATACAATCGGAGTTGTCTTACTCCATCCCATCCAGGGTAAGGATGTTTCTTCAATTCACCAAAACGTTTGGACATGGTATCGTAGACCACTTGGACTTTGTTTCCAGGCTTATCGCCATATTCCTTGATATACCATTCCACAAATAATCGTTGGACAACGGACTTCTGTAATCTCTGGTCAACATTGACTTCACATGCCTCAAAGTGGTCCTCAATGAATGTAGCTACATGGTCCTCTCTTCTACGATAAGCTTGACTATGTTTGCGAATCACATCATTCATAGGCACGACACCCATTTGTTTGCATGTAATTTCAACCAATAGTCCCAACATGACTGGTGCCCATTTACGGAACTTTTCTTGAATCTTAACATCGACTTTATATTGGTATGGTTTATCAGGGTCGTTGTTCACTGGTTTTGTAGTAAAGCAAGATTCAAATGGAACTACATTGATTCTTCTCCAAGTTCCATCATCTCCAGAACGAACGGCCAAGTAATCATTGGCACAAATAATAGCATGTGCCTGTGGAATGAAATGGTCCTCGTCCTTGTATAATCCTCTATATGCAATACGATCACATCCTGATGTAAGTTGTTTCATTGGTCCCTCAGTCAATACAACAGGTTTGCCTGCTTCTGTTGGTTCCAATGTAATGGAAACACGTGCACCTGGTAACTTGGCTAAATCGGGAGTGGCATTTCCTCTACTGGTTCTTGAGCTGGTAAAGAAATTGGCGTCCAGACTTACTGCATAATCTCCAAATAGTAATTCAATGAAGTTAATAAATAAGGATTTACCGTTTGAACCACAACCAATATAATAATGGAGACCTTGGACTTTGTTAGACCAACCAGTTAACATTGCGGCCAAATGGTTCCACATATAATCATATACTTGTTGGTTCGGAAAGAGTTGATGTAAATATAATTCGATTTCTTTGATCGTTTCTGCATCTTTAACTCTATCTACAGGTCTATATTCCCATTGTGTGCATTTGGAAATGTAATCATCTGGACGACCTGGACGAAATTCTTGAGTATTGAAATCGAAAACACCATTTAAAAAGCATATCAAATGTCTATGTTGGTCTAATTTTCTCGTAAATTCAGAATCATAAAACTGTTCTTTTGCTTCACGTAAAACATGATCCTTATCTTTTGAACTACCTAAACGGTCTGCAATTTGACCTACAAAATTAGCCTGTGCCATTGCCAATTGATAATCATCGCTTTCTTGATTGACCGTCCCGTCGTCCTTCTTAATTTGCATTGCACCTTGTAACTTTGAAATACGTTTGTTATGGTATATTTCCCGAAGTTCACTTGAAATGGCTTTTCGTAAGGATGTGCCACTATCGTCTTTCTTCCAATAATGTTCTTCTATTGTATACCATTCGTTCGATTTTATGCTACTGGAAACAAATTTACCTTGATACATCAGATACAATATTTTCGCAATATCGACATCTGTGCTCCCTTTATGTTTACCGTTTGCATTCAATTGTTGAACACTGAGTCCGTGAAACGATTGATCAATAGAATGGTCAATGGAGCGATTGCGAATTTTCAAATATTCTTCTGGGTTCTCGGTTTTACACCAATACATCAAAGAAGCATGTGACACTTTTTCACCTCGTGAAGATATATCTCGATTCCACTTTTCCCAATGGTCACATAATCCATCTACATCAGTGGACCAATCAAATGAACTGGACTTGGCACTAAAATAAAGCCAAATTATGTGCAAATATCGAGAAGTATTATACAAAACCAAACCCACTTTTATCCATTTATTGTAAGACCCTGGACCGTAATAGGATTCAGGTAAACTGTCAATGTATTCGTAGATAGTTTTGAACATATTTTTGCTAATCGGTATATTGTTCAAGAACCCGTCTAAAACAGTAGACAAATCGTCTGGATTACGAATCATCCGTATTGCATCCAATGGAATCTGCCATGTTTCATCTCCGCCAAATGCTAAGTTATTGCCTGTGGTTGGACTACGAGAAGAAGAATGGTTGTTTCTACTGTTTTCTAATTCATTTTGTATTTCCGCACCATAATCAGTTAATAATTCGAATTCCAAAACCGATTTATTTCGAATAAATAGACTTTTGTAATGTTGACTGTAGAAGAGTTTTAGTTCAGATGCATTCTTGGGGTCTGATACTAATGTATTCAAATCGAACGAACCCGTATCATTGTCGAACGATGCATAAAATGCCTTGGTAATCGTATAGAACGTAGGTTCGTCTTCTTTTTTTGAATTCGGCGCAAGCCAACCATTGGCTCCATCAGGAATGGCCTTGTCTACAATGTCTTCGAAACTATTGGTCACTGGTAAGTCGTCCCATTCCTTCTTCAAATAATCGATTACTTTATTACGTAAATGTAGTAGAATATATGGGTCCATTCTTACACAAAACATGAGATGGAATCCGTCTTTGACAATGGTTCCACTATTTCGTGTGACGACACGTGGAGCTGGTTTTTCGAGTAAAACAACTGGAAATTTGTAATCATCATCGAGTTCAAATAATTCAACGTATTGCTGTAGAACGAATTGGATTAACGTATCAATGTGTTTAGTGGTATATTGACGAGTTGTATAATCAGGTGGAAAATGAAGGTCAAAATCAAAGAGGTTGAATCCTTTGTCTTTTTGTTTTGAATTGAGCTGTCGTTCTATAATATTATGCGATTTGTTATGTTTTAGAATATCATTGTAGTAAAGCTTAGTAAACTGGTCATAATCATCCTCTTTTATTGCTAAATTTCTTTTGACATACTTTCCAAATTGTTGGTGTGTAATTTCGGTTGTCTGGTCACCTTTTTCTACTACACACCTATCGATGAATTTGTCGAAATTCATTTTATAGATGGATTGATTATATGATATACAGTATAGATGTTTTTATATTATTTGCAAGTAAGATTTACGGAACTATTTTATTCAATTTTTTCTGCTAAAGAGTCTACTTGGTATTTAGCTAAAAAGGGTTAAATTAAGTCCGCCAGTTTTGTGAAAAATTGAAATCGAGAAATATACTTAAACCGAATTATAAAGTAAACTTAAAAAGTATTTTTATATTGTATAACAATGAGTGCTCAACAAATTCAATTTTGTAAAATCTGTGACAATAAATATTATCATAAATTAACGGAAGATGAAGAAGAACTATTAGTCTACTACTGTAGAGTATGTGGAAATCAAGAGGACAATATAGGTGGGTCATGTGTATTGAATATTCAATACGACAATACGAATACAAATACGAATTATGAACAAATTGTAAATAAATATACGAAATATGATCCTACGTTACCCCATATTCATATACCATGCCCAAATGATGAATGTAAAAGCAATAAAACCAATGCAGTAGAACAAAAAAACAATACGACGGATGCAGTATACATACGATATGACCATGTGAATATGAAGCATTTGTATATGTGCACTGCTTGTGACCATTTATGGAAGACCCACTAAAGTGGGGGAATATATCCCCAAGGGGGATATATCCCCCTACCCCCCTGTTCCACGATGGGAGCCCAAATAGAGAAAATGAGAAAATGAGAAAATGAGAAAATGAGGAAATGAGAAAATGAGAAAATGAGGAAATGAAAAAAAATTGAAAATAAAAAAACAGAAAGAAATAAAAGAATAAACTAATATATAGCTATTTTTTATACAATTACTACCAACGATGTCACCAAAAGAACTTGAAGAAAAGGCCGAAATAAATGACTCTGAATATTCTGATGCAGAGGAATCGGATTATGAAGAAGAAAATGAAGAGGAAAATGAAGAAGATGAAGATAATGAAGAAGACGATGAGGAAGAGGAAGAAGAGGATAATGACGAAGAGGAAGAAGACGAGGAAGATGACGATGGTGATAATGAAGACGATGAATCTACAGCAGAACAATTAACAAAAACAAAAAAGAAGGCCAAAAGAAAACCCAAAATGTCTAAAGAACCTTTGGACGAAGATGAGTTCGACCCAGAAACAGAACCATTATATGACGAAGAAGAAAACTCTGTTTTGAATGAAGAAGATGAAGAAGATGAAGATGACCTCTACCAAAAATTCGAGAACTATTCTGTATTGGAGGATTTAGAGGAAAAACACCCAGAAATTCGAAGTGCCAATATGGATGAAATCAAAGTATTATCTAAAGTCGTGCGTAATGAAGAAGGAATAATAGTAGATCCATTTCATACTACTGCACCCTTTTTGACTAAATACGAGAAGGCAAGAGTAATTGGAACCCGAGCAGAACAAATAGAAAGAGGAGCACCGCCATTTATCAAGGATTTAGATGAAAACATTATACATGGCCGCACGATTGCCATACAAGAATTCGAAAAAAAACTAATACCATTTATTATAGCACGTCCATTACCCAACCAAGGAGTCGAATATTGGAAACTTCAAGATTTAGAAGTGATTTCTTAAGTTATTAACAAAAGCAAACAGTAGAAAATCGTTATTTTTTTACTGTTTAAAAAAAGCAAAAGAATGCTTCTGTTCTTTTCGGACTTAGAGTCTTAGTTCTTCCAGTTCTTACCACAATCTAAACAAGTGATGAAAATAGTAGCAGGTTCATCCGCACTTCGGGTTTGCATCTCATAATAGGTGCATTTTTTCGATTTACATTTACGGCACTGAAACATATCAGTAGATGCCTCTATGTTGGTTGAAAATCGAGAACGGTCTCTTTTGATTTTCATTTCGATTTTGGATTTCCAATGCTCAGGATCGATTTCCTGATGAGTTAAGTGAGTGAGCTGTAGAGGTGATATTTGATTTTGAGCGATTTGTTCTTTAAAGTCTTTATTTTTTTGAATATTATACATGATAGTTTTGAATCGCGCAGCATATATGTCGCAAAATTCAGGATTATTCCATTTTTTAATAATTTGCCTAAAGCTCGCCTCTTGGATTGAATAATTGTAAATTCCTACTTCAATATTTTTCCCCAACTTTTCATTTTCAAAAACTTTAGCAAAATAATTCCCAATATTTTTCCTAAATATGGATGGTTCGGATTGGACAAACAAAGACATATTTTTTCTACAGTTTCTACTGTTTTTCGATTTAAGTTATTGTAGAATGATGTATTTAATCTTTTTTCAATTTTTTCACATTAGTCAAAATAGTCATCTTCTGATAATTCCGATTCATATTCGAACTCTCCATCTTCCTCTTCTTCATCGTCATCTACTACAAAATCATCCTTTTTGTAACCCTGTTTAGTCAATTGTTCTGCTTCGATTTCTTCCTCTTCCTCTTCCTCTTCCTCTTCCTCGTCTTCCTGGTTGGTATCTTCAAATCCACCATATAGATGATCGTATAGTTTCAACCAATCTTCTTTACGCAAATCCATAGGTTCATCGTTATCGGTTTTATGGACTAAAACAATCGCTCCAAAGCACAACTTTGTGTCCATGGGTGGAGGAAATTCGTATTTGTTTTCCATACCAGCGTTACCTCGTAATTTACCAAACATCTTGATTTGACTAAATACTCGGTTGTCCACTTCCACGGATTTCCAAACATGCAATAATTCAAAATCTTTATCTTTTTTGAACCCGGCTTTACTATACAATTTAGCCTCATCGTATTGCTTAAAATTCTTTTCAGTTACTTTTCCGTATTTATCGATTAACACAAAATAAGTCATCGGACAAAGAATAATATAGTTATAAGTATACTACCAGTTGCGTTTAAGTATATTTTGAATAGTATATTTCTATTACTATATGAACAGCCTACTCTATTTTATTTTACAATTATGTTTCTGTATAGCAATTATAATTGGTGGTCATTATACATATGATTATTTACGTGCTCAATACACAAAACCTGTAGAGAAGAATCTATATTATACACAAGTTGAAAAATATCGTAATTTAGTAGTTGAATTGCAACAAGAACAAGAGGACCACAAGAGTATGGAGGAAGACCTGTTTGATTTTGTGGAGGACCTTGGTTGTGGGGGAACCTAAAGGTTCCCCCATACCCCCCTCCGTTCCACGAAATGGCAAATGTAGGAGGTTCCCCCATACCCCCCCTCCGTTCCACGAAATGGCAAATGTAGCGAGGTTCCCCCTCCTGGGCGAGCGAAGCGAGCCCTATACAGGATTTCTACCTATGGGCTCGCTACGCTCGCCCAAGTAAGGAAAAAATTGAAATACTAAACTCAAACACTCATCTTAAAACAACATAAACACTATATTTGATTTTACTGTAGAATATATATACATCATGGCTTCTGGCAAGATAAGTTACTCAAGTAGTGATTCAAATTCGATTGATTCAAATATGACTACTGGGAAAAGTTTGATCAATAAAGAACATTTGAATCGGTTTCCTTCTTTTGTAAAACCTTGCTATGAAAATACACTTCATAATCAAACTATTGATGAAGTGTATGATACTGTAGTGGCAATTCCAAATGGAAAACGTGGCTTCTTATGGTTCACATATGAAAACGAAAACAAAATAGCTTATATTGTAGAATTAGGACGACAGCAAAAACTACAAGATTATGTATTTCGCTTAGACAAATTACAGTTTCCCGATTCATTTGCATTGGGCACCATCCTTTCAGGTTATGTTGTCGATGGCGAAGAAGATTACGAAGGATGTAAATCTTTCATTGCTGATGATATTTTCCAATACAAAGGATATGATTTTGGCAATCCATTTATTTTACCATTCAAAAGGAAATACGAAGCTTTTCGTGATTTCTTTACACAACTCAACTCTCATACTGCATTGGTGCAAGACCAGTTTAGTATTCACAGTATTGTTATGTGGGACTATCAAAATAGTCTTACTGTTCCAGACCACTGGCAACAAAAATGTGGATACAATATACGCCATATACAACTTCGTAGTTCTTCTACTGTTCTTCCTGCCTATAATTACCGACAACCGAAACAAGCATGGAACCAATTGAATTTCGCAGGTATGACATTTGCAGAAGACCAAAAACAAACAACCGCCAGTGTTTGGTCCATTTCGAAAAAACAAATCCCTGGTTGGAACTTTTATTATCGTGGTCCAATATTCCGTTCTACTGTTCACTTTTGGGTGACTGTAGATGTAGGTCATGATTTGTATTACTTATATGACCAAAATATGGCCATTGTTGACCATCCTCTTATTATTGATTTGAAAACCAGTAAATTCATGAATTCTATTTTTCGAAATATTCCCGAAAATACTTGTTTAGATAAAATCGAAGAAAGTGACGACGAAGATGATTTTTATGATTTACGAGAAGATAAATTCGTGGATTTAGGCAAAATGGTCATTATGCGTTGTCGATTTAATATGAAATTCAAAAAATGGATTCCTCTTGAAATGGTCCCCACTAGAGAAGAAAACAAGCAACGTATTCCTATTGTCCAATCTATGTTATACGAAAAAAATGACAGTAGTAGACGTAAAGAAAATGTATCGGTAATACATAATAAAAGAAAATATTATGAGCACAATGACCGCACCAAATATTATGAATCAAGTCGGAATGTTCCATCAAAAAGGCGCTGGAACAAAAAAGAAGAGAGCCAAAAAAGCAGTGGCGAAAAAAGGTTCCAAAAAACAATCGAAGGCGGCCAATACCAAAAAAAAAAGAAAGTCTTCAAAAGGAAATACTAAAGCCAAGAAAGCGAAGAAAACCAAAAAATCAAAATGTCCATGTAATCGACATAAATGTAATGGTATTTTCTGCTTTTTTCGTTAAAAAATATTTTAATTTAATGAATCAAGTTGGATTAAAATGGGACAAAATATATCGATATAAAACGCGGAGCAGGGGGTATGGGGGGATGTATCCCCCCTAAAAGGGATAAACTGATTCAGTGCATTCTTCATCGGAATCGATTTGACTTTTCTTATTTTTTTTACTTCTTGTGCTTTTGACTGTAGGATCAAATGTCACTTTAAACTGTTGTTCATTTGTCATATTCTTATATTCAGATAATTCGACTTGCTTTATTATATATTGCGATTTACGATAAAAGGTCTTTCGTTTTCGCCACTGATTTTGAAACACATCGTGACTATCTACTACATCTACTATAATTTTACCTGCTCCTTCTGTTCGTAATATACGTCCTACACTTTGTATTATATCCGTCTTCGGAGATACCATCACCAATGTATTTAGCGTTTTTATATCCAATGCCTCGGCTGCCATTGCATATGTTGCCAAGACAATATGTTTCGATTCACTTTCCACCAGTAAAGACTGTTTCATTCCTCCCACATATTGTCCACATGTAGCAAACCCTTTTTCTTTGATGCTTTTCTCCAAGTAGTCCAATAAATCCCGCTTATGTGACAATACCATGATTTGCTTTTCATCATTTTCTTTTACTAAATCTTCCAATATTTTTACCAAAAATCGTTGTCGTGGTGGGAAGCCACTAATTTTACTTACCATTGTGCTGTATTTGATCTTGCCTCGGAAATCAAACTCTTCGGTGCAGTAACTTTCATGTTGATGGTCATACATAATCGCACGCACTTCTACTGTAGAACTCTCTTTACGCTCTTCGTGATATATTTTCGGTCCAATAAACATGTATAATATATCAGTCAATCCATCCTTTCTATCTACAGTAGCAGATATACCCAGCATATAGGGTGTGCTGATTTTGAACAATGTTTTGGAAAACTCTTCCGAACCTATACGATGAACTTCATCTATTATAGTCAGTCCAAATGAACTGAACGTATTGGACGGATATTCTGCTTTATACATAGTTTGGATCATCCCAATTACAATATCTTTATTGTCAATGTCAAATGTCGATGCTTGGATTTTACCGACTCTGGCCGATGGAACGAAATCCCGGATCCTTTCTATCCATTGATTCATCAAGAATTCTTTGTGGACCAAAATGAGAGTCTTCTTTTGCAATACACTCGAAATATTCAATGCCATGATTGTATTATGGGTTACCGTAAAATCACCCAACACAAATCGACGATTTCCATCAATTTCGAATCCATAATATTTATCCTCTTCTAATGGTGTTATGGTAAAACGGTAAAACAAGTTACTCAATATTTTCTTACGGTATGTTGCCGCATTTGGACTATTTTCAACTGGAATTGACGATATAGGTGTTCCATACAAGGAACATCCGTTGATGTTTTTTTCTATATTACAAAAGCGTTTAGCACTAATACCTAGAGACCTGGCCACAAAGATTACATCATCTATGAAGTCCGTATTGGTATGGGTAATAATAAACCGGTTTGCTTTTAAACATGCACATTCCGATTCTACTATGCCCGCCAAAAGATTTAGGCGATTTTCTCGAGAATTGATTTTATATATAAATGGGATTCTTCTGGGGAGTTCATCATCCATATCATAAGGAGCAGAACAAATCGGATTGTCTATCATGGAACCGTGAGGAATATCCAGCATTGACCGGGGAGAAAAGATAGGACTCATTTTGTCACTTTTTTTCCCAAGCATTATGCCCATATCATATGGATCAATAGGAATATGTTGTTCTTGTTCGAAATCGACTGCAACACGATAGCCGTAGAAATCATTTTGTATTTTTTCTGGTAGCTTTAGAAATTGGGAAATACTTATATCTACTGTTTGTGTTTTGTTTTCGTTGCCCATATAGTTACGATATTGTAGTGACAAAATATGACTTTCATTTGCAATGTAGCTTTCGTCGTCTTCTAATGATGTTATTTTATACATTTTTTCACGCCCACGGGCCAATGACAATACTTCACGGGGTGAACTGTCATCACCCATCAACTTATCTCCTACCATTACATGTTGGACCTTTTTGATTGTTCCATCATGCATCAGTATAGGTGTATTGATTCCCAGACATTTTCCCCGCCCACATGGCACTTCTAATATAGCACCACCAGAACCTGATTTTACATGGTCAAAATAGACACCTACTATGTGCTTTTGATAATCACGTAGTTCATTGGCAAAGGGTGTATGAATCGTGTCACCAGATGGGATTTTATTCATGATTTCAGTAGAAGACTCATATTTCGGTAATCCGTAAAATCGAGGAACATAGAGTTTCTTTTCGTTTTCACGGAATACTAATACAGGTTTATCTTCTACTGCTGTCATCATCACATGATTCTTTTTGGGGGTCAGTGTTAGTTCTTCCTTTATTTTGGCGACTTCTTCTTTGGAAATCGAAGATTTTGGAATCACTAAACCACGATGATTAATATACATGCTACTTTGATATTCGTTTTTTAATTCTCTACTGTTAACAAAAAAGTTTCGTTTGTATAGTTTTTCCTATACAAACGAAATCTACTTTCAATTTTTTTTTAGAAATTTATACACATATACGATAATATGGGGTTTCCAATGATGTTGGACTATTTCGGATGAATTTACACACTTGTCCTGGTCGTAGACAGATTGCCTGTGCTTGTGGATCAAATCGTGATATTTCCGGCATGTCTTTTACTGTTGTTACATTATATTTCTTTTTGAAGTCTTCAACCTCTGACGGCTCCAATATACTTACCTTGGGGACCAAACTATGTTCCAATATATTGAATTGCAAACGTTTTATATTGTAGACAATAATGAACTTCTTACTGTTGTTATACCATTGTGTTATGGATTGAACTAATGAATCATTGGGTTCACCATCGTAAACAATGAAAAGGCAATCATCATCGCCTAATGTATCACTAAATTCATATAAATCATCCACCATAGTTCTCAATAATTGGTCATTCAACGCATTATTGATATGGTATTTGATATAGGTTTTCTGGGTTGGTTCTTTTTTATCTTCTACCATTTTATCCGTCAGTAACATGTCCAATTGGTCATTTTGATACATCGCATCTACTTCGTTGAATGTAAATCCACTGTAGTCCGAAATATCATAGCCATATGTAGATTCCAAAATGGATAAGATATTCAAACGGGATTTGTATATTTGAACAATTTTATTGTGAGCACTCATTGTATGTATAGTATATGAATAGATACAATTCCTTCTATATTAATATTTTAATTTCAATTTTTTTGTAACCCCTTGTCTCATATTGGGCCAGTAGGGCCTCTTATGGGTTTTTCTTGATAATAAGATGGTTGAAATCAATGGGAGGGGCAATTGTAGAAGATGGTGGAGTCACTTCTTCTATATTGTCATCTTGTGTGGGTTGTTGGATTATATTCGGGTTCGGGTTTATAAAATCGTCCTCCGTATTACTTTGTTTATCTGCAATAGACATATCATTACCATGATTAAAGACCTTGATTACTGGGTTGAAATTGATATTGGGTTGTTCAGTTGCATTCGTGTATGGCTGTTGCTGCTGTTCTTCGATTGTATCATATATCGATGGGGGTGGTGGATAATCGGGTTCTACTGCTCCCATCATCGGGTTTGCAAACATGGGATTGTTCGAATAAATGTCTTCTGGAGAGACCACACGAATGGAATCACGTAAAGATAAATTGTTGTCTAAATCATTTGTAGAAATGGTGTATTGATTTTGGCCAATGTCACTAATCGTCCAAATGCGATCTGGTTTATCGGGACAGTTTCGGAGCAATACTTCGGAATTCAATGGATAATATGGGAAAGGTGTCTCTTGATGTCGATATTCTTCTACTGCATTTCCACCACCTTGTTGGTCTGATCGTTGATTATTTTCCAATATCCAAATGGTCTTACCTGTTTTTTCATTGTAAACGTAATACCGACCTGGATATTTACTGGACTCGCGTAATACTTCATTTTCAAATAATTCCACTTCTGGCTTTGGAGGAGACATACTTGGTGTTGAAGGACCGACTGGTTGTTTTTCAACGGATGTATCTGTATCTATTGGTGCAGTAGAATTGGTATCTTCTGTTGCAATATTTTCTTCATCATTTTCATTCTCATTCTCATCATCTTCTACTGCTGGTTTTTGTAAGAGTTCTTTAATATCTTCACTGTCCAAACGTTTTTCTTTATTCATTTTATTTTTAGGACGGAGCTTTTCCATAATGACTTGTATATCTGCATGTTCATCTTTAGTTAGTAATTTCAAGTTATGAGAGAAATTCATATTATGGATTTGATTAACATTGTCTTCTGTAATAATACGCATTTGCACCTGTATTGCTTGCAATTCCTGCATTAATAACTTCATTGCATAAGGAACATTCACTATACTGAAACTACGGCCATATTTACTCATTTGTCTCACTTCCATTTGTCCATTTTGATGTAAAGACCCACCATATTGAATTGGTCCATCGGCCGCAGGACTTAACATCAAGTCACGATTTGGATTGTAGATAGATACCATTCCTGTATTGTTGCATACGGCCAATTGATACGAATCCGCTCTTTCCATCATGGATTCTTGTAGAAAATGTGACATTCCATGCGATATTACTGCATCACGTTCCATTTCTCCTATACGTAAACCTCCATCATTTGCACGACCACTTACTGGTTGGCGTGTCAGTTTGGTAATGGGACCTCGTGCGCGATAGTTGATTTTATCCTTGACCATATGTTTCAAACGCATGTAATAGGTTGGACCAATGAAAATAGAAGCTTCGATTTGTTTGCCATTCATACCATTGTATAGAATCTCATCGCCCGATGAATGAAATTTCTGCTTGGCTAATAATTCACCAAATGCGGCGATTTTGTTTTTATTGTCACTAAATGCAGTGCAATCACCGAATGCTCCTTTCATGGCACATGCTTTTCCAATAATCGATTCTACCATTTGTCCAATGGTCATTCGAGATGGCAATGCATGAGGGTTGATGATCATATCTGGTCGAACACCATCTTTAGTAAATGGCATATTGGCCTCTGGTATAACCATACCGATGGTTCCTTTTTGTCCAGCACGAGATGCGAATTTATCACCCATGGCTGGTATACGCTCATGGCGAATACGCACTTTTGCAATTCGTTGTCCCTCTTCACCCTCTGTCATAAACACCTTGTCTACATATCCCATTTGACCTTTTTTAGGCAGTATGGATGCGTCTCTCAAATTCCCCTTATCATCTACTGTTTCTGTTTGACCAATCAATACCATTTTATCATGAACTTCCGTATTTTCTTGAATCAATCCATTGTCATCTAAATAACTGTAGTCGAAATCAGGGTCGATTCTTCGGGCAGAAACATTATCCGTAAACATGACTTTCGAAAAGGTTTTCTCTCGTATAACAACTTGATGTTTGGTTTCCTTTTCTTCATGACTACTGTAGGTATTGAAATAGGTCGTGCGAAATAAACCACGTTGAAGTGCAGCCTCGTTGATTAATATTGCATCTTCTACGTTGTATCCAGTATAACACATGATGGCCACCATTGCATTTTCACCGTATGGACTTTCTTCATTGTTAATGTATTCCAAGTAACGTGATTTCACCAAGGGAATCTGACCTTGATTTATTATGAGTGCACTTTTATCCATACGCAATTGGTAATTCGAACTGTAGAGAGAACAGGCTTGTTTACTTTGGCCACATGAAAACGAATTACGCGATGCTGGATTATGTTCTATGAAATTAATCATATTGCACATCATACCGTAGGTAGTAGATGGATGCAATTCACAGTGAGTATGTTTCATCAAACTGGACGCAATCTCACGATTATGCATTGCAATCAAAGTTCCCTCGGTTTCTTGAGTGTCCAAATATTCCATCAAGGCTTTATTGGTTTGGATTTCCGATTTGTCTAAATCGTAGAGTTGGTTCCATTCATAAAAGTCGTTTTTGTATGGATTGAAATTGGCGACCTTCTTTGGATGAAATCCAGATACAATAGAAGTCCATAGGTTCTTATTTTTATTGTCATATAAAAAGGATGAAATTTTATTCCATTGTTGGCTATTTTGGAAAATGAATTCATGTGTCATTTCATCTTTGTAAAAAATAGGTCTGCATAGACGCCCACCATCTGTAGAAAGTAATATACTTCTACGGGCGTAATCCATCATAACACTAATCGTAATCGGAATCAAACCATGTCTACGGTGTAACTTTACAGTATTCACAAATGTATGAGGGTCTGCAATTCCACCTATCCAGTGGCCATTGATAAATACTTTTGTGAATTTTCCCATACGGATTGGATTGGACTGTTGGAGAGAAACCAAGGGTGTGTGTTTTTTCAACCATTGAATCAAAGGTTCTCGAGACAAAGATGTTGTAATGTGAGTGAAAAGTGACAAATGTTTGTGTAAACCAACATTGCCACCATCTGGGGTATCAATGGGATCAATTATACCCCATTGAGAACCATGCAATACACGAGGTGCTACTATTTTCATACTGGAATCCATTGGTAAATTTGTCTTTCGCAAATGGTTTAACATGCTATTGTGAGAGAGACGATTTAAGTCCTGTAACACACCTACTATTTTCGTATGACTATGGGCACCCCAATTTCCCTTGAAGGCTTTTCGAATACCTTCTTCTACAATTCTCTTTTGGAAAATATCATCAAATCGTTCATGCAGTAGAACACCTATGTCCCGATATGCCTTTTCATTGTATACCCGAATGGTTTCGATTTGTAAATGGATATACTTTAGTTGTAGTTGATAATAATCCGACATTAGATTCTTCAATAAAGGACCAATTAACGTGACACGTTTATACTTATAACTATCACGGTCAGTTGGAGGTTCGATTCCTACTGCCACCGATAATAACCGATTGGTCAAGTATCCTAAATAATATGCCTTTTCTAAAGTGTTTTCTTCTCCAATGTGCGGTAAGAAAAAATCAGCCAATATGTGTTTGGCACGCCATTCAGAACGACTTTTTACAGCAAGAGAAATATAATAAATGGCTTCTTCTTGTGTGACGATCGAGGCAGCATCGTGAATGCAAGCATCCAAATAAGGTAAAAAAGATGGATGGGTTCGTTCGGGTTGAGCCAAAGTGCAAAACGAAATAATGTCTTTATCGGTCAATACACCCAAGGCCCGAAATACGATGAAAAGTGGAATCGGAATTTCACCCATATTGGGAATGTATACACCAATATTCAAATTTGGGGATTCAGTAGTAGGTGCTATGATACGAATCGAGAGAGTTCTTCTTGGTTTGGAAATGTTTTCACTAATGGATTTCATGTCCAATGAATACAAAAATTTATCATCCGTTGATTTGGATACATTTACCATGTTGTCTCCAAATGACTCTTGGGGGACGATGGCCTTTTCTTTTCCGTCAATAATGAAATAACCACCAATGTCGTTTTTGCATTCTCCTAAAGCATAACGCATAAGTCGCGGTGTATTGTTCAGTATACATAAATTCGATTGGACCATCACTGGAAATTTACCCAAGTATACTTTTTCCAGAACCATCTTTACGGTTTGAACATTATTTAAAATACTTTTACTGGCACTTTCTCTCAATTTAGCCATTTCAGAAGGAGTTATGTTAGCTGTCAAAGAAGAACCATCTGCTACATTTTCATCCTCGTCTTTTGTATTGGACGTCAATACAATGTATCCATTTTCGTCTACTTCAGTAGGAGCTTCATTTTCCTGTAAAGTGCGGGTATATTCGACTTCAATATCATAATGAATTGTGACTGCATATGTCATATCTCGTAAACGGGCTTCATTGGGAAACATATAATGACTATTATCGGGGTCAAATATGACAGGTTTTCCAAAATAGACACGTTTCCCATCTTTCCCACCGAAATACAAATGGCAATTTGTCTGGAATTCTCTCGTATTTTTATCCATACCTAATCGAACTGTAAGAGGACTCATGTCTCGCATAATTTGGAAAATATCATGTTCTATGAATTGATTGTAAGAATCGATGTGATGTCTTACTAAAGCCTGTGGATTCTCTTTGAAATATACATCAATTAATTTCCATACAGTGGATTCCTCCATTGTTTCTTTATTGTATGACTATAGTAGTAAAACATATTTAATCTTTTTTCTCTCGATAAAATAAATCATAAGTATATATAGTTTTTTTAATTCGAGACAACAAAATAGAAAAGATGGATTCGTTAATGAAGTATTTATTTGGACCTTTAGAAAAGTCATATTACTGCAATTTCTTTCTTGTCATTAGTATTTTTATGTTTGTATTTTTCATTGGAACAGTATGTATGGTTCTTTACAGTTTTACTCAGCGTCGTGGAACAATATTTTTCATCAATTCATTAATAGCAATGTGTTTATATTTTCTACTGTATTTCCAATCCAGATTGATGTATTCGGTTTGTTTAGGTTCTTTGGATGATGATGAAGAAAAGAAAATTCAAAACATTTAGAGAGAAAATGGGGATAGTGGAGAACATTTGGTAACGTGATAAATGATAGAATTTTTGGTGAACCTTTGGTTGCAAGAATTGCATACTACTTGTTTCTTGAAGAATGGATCTTTGTCAATATGATAAAGTAAAGTCTTTTTTGGCATATGGTGCCGCATGTAATGAATCATCATGGATGATTTTTGTTTGAACTTTTGTTCACAACCACCGCTAATACATGGGAACCCCTTTTCGTTATGATGATTTTTCATGTGTTGTTGCAATTGTGACTTTACTGGAAACGTTTCCTTACAATGTTTGCACTCGTAAAGCGCTGTTTCATTATGCTTAATGGATTGGTGCATGCACATGGTGCTATGTTTGTGGCAATAATAATCGCATTTTTTACAGTAATAAGTATGTTTACTACTGTAGTTATAAATAATGTAATATTTGTCTTCGATTTTGGATTTTCTCCCCTGACATTCATCATCGTCGTCGTCATCGTCATCATGGTCGTGTTCATTATCAGACTGATTGTTACTGTAACAAGCGTCATAGCTTTCTGATTCAGACTCGCTACTGCTTTCGAAAAGGTGTTGGTCGTAAATAAAAGCATTCATGTTTTTTAGAAAATGGCTAAATGTTTTTGGAAAATCAAAATGAAAATGGAAAACTTTAGGAAAAACTTTTTTGAGAGAAATATGGCTAAATGATTTTTGAAATCAAAAGATGAATTGTAGAAAAATTAGAAAATGAAAAACTTTAGGAAAAACTTTTTTAGATAAATGAAAAAAGGAAAATGCCTAAACTCTTTTGAGAGAACAGAAGAGGGAGACTAGGAACTTTAGGGATGTTATACCCAAGAAATAACATCATTACATCCCCTAAGTCGGGGGATCCTAAAACAGCTTTCGAGGGTCCATTCAATTCGTCCGGGGGGGGGG